CTCAATTCCCCGCGTCAGGTGTCTCAGGTAGAGAAAGCCTTCGGGCCTTACTCAATACCTGATCATCTTAATGGGGCGCTTTGCGCCTCATCGCGACTGAAATGGCAATGCCATTCAGTTTACTGGCTGTCACAATGTGACATCCAGATTCGGCATGCCCTTCATGAGCATGTCGTACAAGGACACATCCACTGGATGTGCCTTCTCCCAGTCGACAGTGTCGCTGGTTGTATCAACGGCATCGCCGTTTTCATCGATGAACTCGGTGGTCATCGTATTCAGGTCGATAAAGTACGCTTTGCGTGCTTCTTTCTCGGCCTTGAAGATATCTTCAGTCCTAATAGGTTCTGAAGAATTTACCTCGTCGAAAGTTTCGAGGAGGTCCCAGCACCGTCTAAGACGATGCTTGATTGGAGCCACTTTGAGCGAATCGCTTGTGGCTTTACCCTGAAGGAGTCGCCTTATAATATAAGGCTTCTCTATCAGTTCTCTGACAGAATCTATAGGATAGATTCTGTCTTTCTTTGCGCGGTAAATTACCGCAGCAAATGTAAGTTTGTCCCCATCGGGGTCATACTTTTGCACGACATCTTCCTTTGGAATTTTGTCGAAAAGCCAGAGGATTTGATCCTCGGCTTCAGCACAGAAGTTATCAACTTCTATGCCTCTTTTCATCTGTGGTTTCCACATTGATGAAAGAGCGCGCCTTATTTTAAGGCGCGTGTCCTTCCCGTCAAGGATAGCCTTATAGGCTTTCCTGAAAATGACAGGGAGGTTCTCTGCCGATCTTTCAAGATTGACAGTGAGACCGAGTCCTCCAAGAGGCTCGGGCATGGCAACAACAGCGGACATTGTCCTTTGGTTGTTGCTTGGCAAGTATTGGTTGAACCGATACTTGAGTCTCGAGATCGCAATGCGACCCTTGAGCTTCATCGAGTCCTTTAAGTACCCGATGGATCTGGAAACTGCTTTGCATTTTCCGATGTAAGAGGAAACTTCGTTTTCTCTTTCTGACCCCTTCCTAAAAGGCGAGAGGTTCTTAATCTTTATAGAATCTATAAAGATCGTTTCGCTGTATCTTTGATCAGCGATGCTCGGACTTAGGTTAATAACCATGTCCTTGAAATACAGCAGCTTCTCAGTGTAAGCTACTGCTACCTTGGACAAGCCATGCTTGCCCTCGGACGGTATACCCCCGACTAATCTGTGATTGTCGGAGATTCCGTTGAGATACTCCTTAGGGCCGACCGCAATGTGGTCGTCACCCCCAAGATGAAATACCCTCCATGAGGGTATGTTTCCTAAAGGCGCATTTATTGGCACCTTTAGATACTCTGCGAGCGCAATGCGCTCAACACAGAGACCCAATAGGATTAACATTGGCTTTGCCACTGGTTCTCCCATTGGTATACCCCGTTTTGTCACAAATTGCGACATGTCGGGAAACGTTACCTTTCTGCTAGAAAGGAACGGCGAGAGGACATCATATGTCCTCCGTATCTGGTAGGTCTCAGTGAAACCTGCCATCATAGCATCTGCTATCTTGAACACGATCGTATCGGTCGCGTTCTTGAGGTCAGATGCTAGTACCCAGTGGTCCTCATTGAGGCGTGTGCTGGGGTAGTTCTGGAAGACGCTTAGCGACTGCCAGGCTTGATCTGCTCGCAACATAACGCTGTGGGCAGAGGGATGCTTTGCGAGAATCTCACAAAGCTGATGAGAG